CATACAGGAAATCATATTGAATATGATCTGCCATAGTTTCCCAATCTTCGGGAGTGACAACGTTCTTCAGAATTAGTTGAGTTTTCAACATGTCATTGAACATGTCCGAGAATCTCTTTCTCAGTCTACCAACAAATTTAGAGAACTTAACCTCATCTCTTAAAATTTCAGATGAACGACCCATTGAAAAACCAGTATCACCTTGGATACGACTTTCGGGAACATTTAATGCTCTATAAAGTTTCTTCTGGAAGTAGTTAATATCAGTAATTTCACCAAGATTCTGACCACCAGGAAGTGTAGTAATTTCAGTTCCTCTACCGCCTTCTCTTCTAGGTAACCAGAAATCTTCCATCATAGACATAAACTTTTTGTCATCTCTGACTTCACCAGTATTAGCATCATAGACAAGTTTGTTTCTATAACGCATCATCACATCACGCAGGTACTGTTCTGCCTTTTGCTTTGGAAGATTACCAACATCAATGTAGAAGATTCTACGTTCTGGTGCTCTTGATAAACGATAAATGACGAGAGAATCCTCAATCATCATTAACTGATTAAGTGGTTTGATTGACTTATGCAACCAAGACAATGTTGTTCCTTTATTTCTATCTACCAAACCAGAAGTACAATAGGTGACAGAATCGCGTGTCATTCTGACGCCTTTGGTGGTTTGATTGATAGCACTATATCCACCAGAAGATGTTGAACTTCCTGGATTATAAATGAAAAACTCTTCAATCTCTGGATAATTATAGGTAGTAGGATTGTCTCTGTCTAGATTATTTCTTATACTTTGAACACTATCCTTACCTTTTTTCTTCAACTGACGAATATAACGCATCTTAGATGAGTCAATATATCTTAACTCCTGAATACCATTTTGTGGATTCTTCTGGTCAATAACTTTATTATAGTAAAGTCTTCCATCAATATACCAATTGCGGAAGATTTCGTGTGCCTTTTTATCAAAATCAAGCAGTTCTAGGATATATTTGAATTCATCCCTTACTTTCTTTTTGATACCATCACTGGCTTTTAGATTAGACAGTTCAATTGAAATAGGACTGTCATTAGTGTCTGATACAATTGCTTCATTAACAACATCTTCAATCGCACTATCGCACTCTGGATACAATGCCATTGAGCGATATCGTCTAATTAGATCATTCTCGTTCTTATATTTTCCTTCAATATCAACGTAGGAACCATAAAAACCCGACGAGACGTAGTGCTCAGATCCATCTTGGTTAGAAGGTGGAATCGGAGATACTACTCCCGGCGGGTTCTTATCGTTATCTTCAATTGAGAATCCAAATAATCTCGCCATTATTAATAAGACTAGAAACGTTCGTTCTAGTTATTTATCACTGAATCAGTACCTGACCTCTAGCGCCTCTGTTTCTGACCAGGGAGTTACCGATTGTGAAGTACTGAACCTGGAAGGTAACAGTGAATTCTTCAATCTGATCGGTATTGTCGTAGGACAGTTCGATAGCAGAAACTTCAGTTGGGAAGACATCAAAGAACTTGTAGTTTCTAAGCGTAGAAGACCTTCTACCTCTTCTGTTTCTCGTTGATTCGGCAACTCTACCTCTACCCAGTTGAGTGACATAAGCGTCAGTCATATAGGATGATGGATTGGTAACACCAGTCGCATCATTCAACTTACTCATGACGTTCATCCACTGCTCGAAAGCAGTTCTGAGTTGGAAGTCCTCATCATTGATGATGGTGACGGTCCAGGTATCGAAGGTTCTGTCTCCAGCAACCTTCAAGATTCTACCTCTGAAAGGAACGGGTACTTCAGCAATAGTGGAAGCAGGCAACTGAGCCGCTTTCGCCAAGAATTTAAAGGTTCCGTTTTCTCTTTTTCCACCATTTCTCCAAACTCTTCTACCAAGAGCAGCAGGGAACGATGGAATATTAACTTCAAATAGATTGGGGCGAGCGCCGCCGCCCGCCAATCTGTTTTTGAATTGTGATAAGGTTCTAGTTTGTGGCATTGGTTTTTCCTCTTAAATGTTTGATATTAGTAGATTAGGCTGCTGTGCCAACTACTTCATCAAATGAGATTCCAGACCTGGTTGCGACGAACGTCAGAGTGATGTAGTTAATGGATCTCGCAGGTGAGATGAAGATGTCCGCTCTGAATTCGTTGTTATCAACGACAGCAGGCGTGTTGTTAGTTTCATCACAAACAACTGTGAACTCTTCAATTCCTCTTTGTGCCTGAATATCTCTCAGGTAAGGAATGACAATGTTGACGAAGTTCTCTCTTGTTTCCTCATCGTTAAGTTCAAAGAGTTGATCATTTGCTGCTTCTTCAAGTGCTTGCTCGACTGTGAGGAACAGGCGGCGAACGTTGATTCTATCAAACGCAGAACTGTAACTGAGACCAGTCTTGTCGCCAAATAGGATGACTCCTTGACCGTTCTGATTGATTACAGGGTTGATTCTGTTGCCATAGAGCACATCTCTCTGTGCCTTATTGGGATTATACGCTAGTTTGACAGCATTGTTAATGTTGCCTCTTTGCTGACCAGCAGGTGAGAACCAAGGGAATGATTCAATGCTAGTTCTAACCATCAGACCCGCAATGTCACCATTCAAAGGAACATAACGGAACTCATTGTTGAATCTGTCATATGTATACTTATATCCACTATCAAATACCGCGTAGGACGAGGAAGTGATAGGTGAGTAATACTTGACCAGATTGCTAGTCTGTGTAGTTGTATTTGTTTCTCCAACAACATTTGCTCTGTGTGGGGAAATGACTGCCATACAGTCTTTTCTTATTTCAGCGAGAGAGATAAGAAGATTTGCCTTCGCTTGAGACTGAAGTTCGGTTGAACATCCAGGACCCATCAGCAGATAATCAACTGAGATTTCGTCTCTATTAGAGAAAAGGTTGTATGAGGTGTTAAGATCACCCAAGGTTCCTGCCATTCCGCCGTTAGCACCATAATCGGCACCACCAAGCAGATTGTAACCAACGTTACCAATTGCGGCAAACTGAACATCTCTTGCCTCTTGACCCCACAGACCATCACCTCTAGTTACAGGGGAGAAGTCAGTTGAGAATCCAGTTGCGACAGGAGTAGTTCCGTGGAAGGTATCTGCTGCCTGCGAGGGGTTGTAACCAGGGAAGACCCAATCTGAATTAATTGCCAGATAGTTCTTATAGTAGTTCTTAAGAGGTGCATCTCCATCTGCTTCGGAGTCAAGTGCCTTCGACAAGAAGGACCACGACTCAAGAAGATTACCAGCAATACCAGTTACAGAACCAGTATCATCTACAACTGCAACGTGGATTGCATCACCACCACCGCCTCTTGAAGAGGAGAAGTTTGAATCAACCGGTTTTGGAGCAATTGTTTTCCAGAAGATTGCGCTATTATTGATCTGCAGTTTCTGCTGATCATACCAGTCTTCGGCGGAAGTAGCGGAAGTAGTTCCTTCTGAACCACCAGCGTTGTTGCGAATTGTAAGAACGTCTGCTGCTTCAAATGATTGAGCAGGATTGTTCTCTTGGTAAGCAATAGGGAACTCAGTTCCAGCAGTGTTAACTCTGGAAACTACTTTAACATCAATTGTGCTATTACTATTTGTAGAATCAGTTGAAACACCAGTAATGATGCCCTTCAGCATTCCATTAAAGGTTGTTGTTGTTCCTACGCCAGGAATTGCTACAGATGAAAGCACTGCAGTAACACCGTATCCAACAGTAATACCAAGACCAGCGAGGTTGCTGGTGCTAACACCAATAACTTGGTCTGCCGCGTTATCAATAGTACAAACTTTTAGTTGGTTTGCCCACTGACCAGGATTCCTACCAGCATAGTAGTAGGATGTTGAAGAAGTGTAGTTCTCTTGATAGTCATCGTAACTCTTGATCTTCAATGAAGCTGAAGAACCAATACCTACACCCGCGTTTGCGTTAACTAGGTTGCTTCCATCTGTTCTTACAACACTCAAAATACCACCGTAGTTGAGGTACTCAGATGCTGTCATCCAGTATTCGTATTGTCTGTCATTACTCTGAGGAGTGCCGAAAACATCGATCAACTCCTGCTGAGTTGTAATAGCAGTAGCTTCATCAATGGGTCCCAGTCTAAATGGACCAGCAATCGCTCCGATATTATCGAGAACGTTTTCTGCTCTACCTACTGTAAGATCAATTTCCCTGACTAATACGCCCGGAGATAATTGAGGAGTCGCCATGTTTCTCTCCTTAATGTCTCAAATTAACTAATAATATTTAGAGTTTTGAGTAGTTTCAATGACGTGAACAAGACGTGAACACTAGGATTTCCTACTTTTCTTTATTCTATCTATTGTACATTTTTTACATTCATATGAATATGACGATGGAACTTGACCTTTATCTTTTCTAGTTCGATAAAATCCTTCTAATAAATTCTTTGTTTCGCCACAAGTCCGACATTTTCTTTCATTCAGAAAGAGATGATTTACATCGAATTGAGCGTCTAAATCCATTATTGATAATCCCACATATAACTCATGTCCCCGTATTCATCGGTATGCCACCTGTCTCCTTCATTATCAACAAAAGAAGTATCATCGAATCCATCGACAATGAAACCGAAGGGTGCCATATCTTGCTCGATCTGATTCTTTTGTTCCTCGTATAATCGTTTTCTGACATCTTGATCTGTCAACTCCTTAAAATAATCTTGTGCCACCAACCAAGCATATATTACCAAACACATTGCCAGGTCATCATTACAACCTTCCTCTGCTTCAAATGAATTATGCTTTGATATAAAAGTGGTCAATTCTGAAATGACTTCATAATCGCTGAAGGTAAATTTATCTTCCTCAATCATAGTTTTCAAATTAAGAGAACCAACCTTCTTTACGGTCTTAGACATCTTAACACCTAGTTGGGTTTTTTGACCAGAGAATCCTTGTCCAACAATTTGTCCTGCTCTACCTCTCATAGAACACATCAACAGATTTTGGTATTCTAGATCATATTGTAAAATGCTCGCTACCTGATCTCCTACATCATTCACCTCACATAAGATGAATGCTTCATTATAACTTTTACACACTTCATAGATGACACTAGGAAATAGCATCGGTTTGATATTATTATCTCTATATTTTGCTACAAGTTTATGTGGAAATTCTGTAATATCGATCACAGTAAAGGCAGAGTAGTCCCCTCCAACACCTCTTGCTACGTCAACAGTACAAACATAATCATGATCCTTTATCACTGGTTGGTATACATCTAATCCAGCATTTCTTTTAATTGGATTTTCATAAATTAATGTTTTGAGTTTACTTGGAGCAATCAGAGTGTCAACAGAACCTAAAAACTCACACTCAAACTCAATTTTAAATTGTTGTTCGGATGTGTTCTTGATGGTTTGTTCTTTCCATTTACCATCTCTACCTGGAACTTCTGACCAATGAACATCCGTTGGAACATATTCACTTCGACCTTTCTCCGCATCGTGCCACATACGGTAGAAATGATTCATACCATGTGGTGTGGATACAATAATTACTTTCGTGCTTTGACCGGAAGTAATAGTAGGATAAACAGAGGCAAAGAAGGCATCTGCGATATGGTTTGGAACGAAAGCGAACTCATCGAGGAATAGGATATTGAACGACATGCCTCGGACAGCACTTGCAGATGTAGAAGCTGCCAGAATCTTTGATCCATTTTCTAACTCCAGAGAACCTTTGTTCCAAGATAGAATACCTTGCTGCATCCAGTTAGGCAAGTTCTCGTATGCAATTTGTAACCTACTTAAAAGTTCCCTGGCAGTCGATGCTTTGTTTGCTAGAATACCAATGTTTACACTATCATTGAAAACAGCATAATGTAGAAGAAAAGATACCACAGTCGTAGACTTACCAGTCTGGCGTGGCATCTTACAAATATTAAATCTATTTGCGTGAAAATTATTAACTAACTTTTCTTGAAAGTCATACATCTTAAATGGTTGAAGACCATGGTCCAACGTCACAATTTTTACATAGTGTGCCGCAAAGTAGACCGGGTCGTTCTTACATTTAATGTATTCTTCAATTTGTTCTTGTGTAAACTCAATTTGGGTATTCGCCTTTTTAAGGTTTGGATTCCCAAGATAGATATTTTCAGACATAAAGAAGTATTAGCAGTTCCAAGCTCTTAATGATTTATTTATTCTGGAATCAGGATCATTGGCAGTTTTCGCAGAAGTTAGTTTTTTCTTCATACCCTTCATTCTTGCACAGAAGGATGCTCTTCTTTTGTTGCCCTTCTTTTTAGATGGTGCTTTCAGGTCAGAACCAGGGTTCTCTCTTTCATAAGATTTACGACCCTTCTCATTCAATCCTCCTGATTGATTCTTACCAGACTTTTTTGTCCATGCTGCTGCCTCCTCGATGTCTTCATCGATAGCGTCTTGATATCCAGTGGTATCTGGACCAAGATTAGGAACAGACTCTTCATGAGTCATACCAACAATAATTTTATTATTTTTGGTTTTCTTATCCATATAATTAATGGATTGTTTTTGCTGGTCAGCATATCCTTTTCCTTTTGAAGGAGCAAGACGTTTTTCACCGGACTTTCTTTCGGCAGATGCTGCTTTTCTCATTTCAGTATCTTGACCCTTCACTGCTTCAGTAACTTCAGTTTCTTCGGACATGTCAGGTACTCTAATATAGGTATCTTTATTGTCCAACATAGAAGCATCGAATCTCATCACCTTGGAACCAGGATAAACCTTATCCATCGCTGCTTGAACTTGCCTTTTATTAGGTTGCTTGAGTTCAGGGAAGAACAACTTCATCATCATATACTTCCCTCTCCAAAGGAAAGATACGAGATAAACTTTCCCTGATTCAGATGGGATTCTTTCAATACCTTCACCAAGAGTCAATCTCTCAAGGATTCTGTCTTTCTCGGATTGTGTTTCTTCATTTTTGGGTACACAGTTGGGGACCATCTTGCCACCTTTCTTCTTCATGCCTTTTTGAGTATATCCAACCCAGCATTTCTCATTAAGAACATCAACCTCAATACCAGCATTTCTCATTGCATTGATTTGCATTTGAGAGAGTTCTGGAAGGTTCTCAAACTCCTCTTTCTTAGTACTATTACCATAGTTCTTAGCACCCTTCTTACGGCACTGTACGAGTCTTCCAGAGGCATATGCTGACGGCCATACAGAAGCACTTGCTTTTACTTTATGATAGCAGGCATCTTTCTTACCACTACTTTTGCCCTTCTTATCTTCTTCAGTCATTGCTTCAATATCATACGTCTCATATGACTCGATATCAGGTGCGTTTGTTTTCATGGGTTTTGGTTTGATAATGTCTTGTACAACTGCAAAAGGTTCACCGTATGCATCAGTAAGTTCAATATCTTCTTTTACTTTTTTTGGTTTGTCTGTAGAAACATATGTTGGTTTTGCAGCACCAGTCTTGGATTGTTGACCAGGATCTGCTGCTTTTTTGCGACGGGCAGCAGATTTTCTTTCTGCTTTAGTCATACTTGCCCTTTTAGATGATGAGACGCACTTAGGAGTTCCTTCACCAGGTTTATCACTTGCACAAGTTCCACCAGTGACCACATTAACCCATCCAGACTTACCGTCTTTGGATTTTGATCCCTTGAACCATTTATGAAGATTGCCTTCGTTCATTGTAACAATAAAAAGGTCTCTTAGTATTTATAATTTATCCATCAAGAGCCAAAGACAATCCAACGGTTAGTCCTGGCAGAGTATTCCAGGAAGTTCCGTTATAAAATTCTAATTTAGTTGAAGTGGTATTGTATATTACTGACCCAGCATCAAAAGACCCATCATCTCTTTGTGTGGTTGAAAAGGTGGGAATGTTCATACGAGCATCAGTACCACTAGAAACCATATTTGCAATTTGTCTAGTCTTGCTCATGAGAGTCTTTATGAATATTTATGATAACTTCGTAACTATGACTTGAGAATAGTAATTATTTCCAATAGCACTTACATTATGTGGATTACCCATACCATATGCTGAAGATTGGGTTGTAGTACATCTATGTTGTAGTTTAAATTTTTGATTTACATCAGTTGTTGTATATATGGTAGATCCCATACTATTAGTTTGTGCATAAAAACCAGAATCTTGACTATATGTAGAAGACCCCCGACCTCTCACAAGAGTTATAGATGTATCTAAAATCCTTGCAACATGACTATCGCATCTAAAACCTGGTGCTCTAAAATCAATTTTATATGTACCAGCTGCTTTTAAAGTCACTTCTCCTGTACTACTATTTAAATCAATAATATCATCACCATCATAAGTAACAGTATTTAAGTCCCTATCCTGCCATGCTCCAGAGGTGAAAGATCCTCCACCAGTTGAAAAAGTTTCAACTTCATCAATAATAGCAACTGATGATGATCCACCACCTCCACCAGAAGCAGTAACAGTTGCAATACCGCCACTAGCAGTTGCAGTTACATTGGTACTGAAATTTATTGAAGTTATTCCTGTTCCAACAGAAGTTCCATTATTTTCAATCTCAATACCTGAACTACCCCCACCACCAGAAGAATTGATAGTTACTACTCCAGTTGATCCAGAGATAGTTACATTAGTTCCAGCAATAATAGAAGTTACAATTCCAGTTAATCCTGTACCAGATGATGTTGCTGTTATAAATCCAGCACCATTGGTCAGTTGATTAGTGTTAGTAAATGATGTGGTTATAAATCCAGCACCATTGGTCAGTTGATTGGTATTGGTAAATGATGTTGTAATAAAACCAGCACCATTAGTCAGTTGATTATTATTTGTTGGAACTGTTGGTGTATTTGTGAAATTATCATAGTCAAGATAATAAGATGCTGCTTGACTGTTTAGAGTAAAGGCATTAGTAGCATTGGTTACTGATGTAATTCCACCAATTGTTAGTTGATCTATTTTTTGAAATTCAACAACATCACCATTACTAATAAAGGGTGTCATAGTCACAACAGACCCATTGGTAGCCGTAAAGTCAACTCCACTTCTCTGTTTAATTCCGTTCAGGAATACATCAATCAAACCAACTTCATATCCACCAGTAATTGTGAAATTCGTTGTTACACCAGAAGATGTTTCTGTCTGTCTAGTGATTGTTGAGAATGGAATATTAACAGTTACAGTCGTTCCAGACCCTACAATTGTTACACCTGCTCCAGTAAATTTAACGTCAGTAAATCCAGTTCCAACACGAACTGATCCCGATTGGATTCCAACACCAGAAATGATATTACTCAGTCCACTACCATCACCAATAAATGAAGTAGCAGTAATAACACCAACTGCATTAATTCCACCAGCAAGAACATTAATACCACTTCTTGCAGTAACAATACCAATAGAGTCTACGTTCTTGACATCTTCATATGTGATTGTTCCACCAACACTTAGATTGCCAGTGAACTGAACATCACCTACGACATACAGTGACTTTCCTGTTGCAGCAGATGAGGTATTAATTCCAACAGATTTGTTAGTAGAAATGCCAATGCTATCAGTGTGCCAAGTTCCTCCAGCACCAACATTGCCACCACTCGCTACTATCCACTTATTATTTGGGTCATCCCATTTTAAAATATAGTTGTTTTGTAAACCAGTGATATCAACATCATCAAGATCTTTGATAAAACCTGCTCCACCACCACCCATTGTTGAGAGTTGAGTGGTAATCCTATTAATAAAAAGTCTGTAATGATTTGATAGATCATCAAGAGTAGCAAACTTTTGATCAAGCGGTGTTAATGCATCAGTTTGCCCACCTGCTTTTTCTTTTTCAGATGGTGGTTCATTAAGAAGATAATTTTCTTGTAACTGCTTTTGATCTTTTTTGATTAACGAGGCAATATCCTTAAGTTCTCTAACAGTTGATTTTAAAGAATCAACGTCTTTTATGATAGTAGATATTTCATTATCATAATATTTGACTTCTGGAAGTAAATTTACTTGTTCTTTAAGTTCATTGAAAAACTTTAAAAGTGTTTCATCTGTCTTGATGCTCTGCTCATTGATAGAAGTAATTTCTTTTTCTAACTTCTGTTTTATTTTATTCTGCTCACTCAGAACTGCTTTTTTTAGTTTTCTATCATCATCTTTAAATTCTCTGTGATATTCCCAAACTTTTAATGATGACTTACTTAGTTCAGAATATATTTTATCTTTAGTTTCAGTTAATCGAGTATTAGTTTGATCAATCTTCTCACTAACATTATCTTTGAGGTTTTTGACATTTATATTTTGTTCAAAATCCTTTACTTGAATAGTCTCATTAAGTTCTGATACCTCAAAAGATATCTTTTCTTTAATTACGTCAAGATGCCCTTGAACTCTAGTAAAATCTTCGTCAATAGTATTAAAAGTATTCCCAATCCACCTAAAATCAGGTACATCTCTCGATTTTACTTTATTAAGTTCTTCTACAAGAGATGATATATCACTATCATAGTGTTTGATTTCAGGTAAAGATGTTATATCTTCTTTTAATTGTGTTATCTTATCATTAATATGTTCAATATCATGATCATAATACCTTATTGTTGGTATTTCAGGTATTTTTGATTCAATTTCAGTTAATTTTTCCTCAAGATGTTCATTTTTTACATCTAAGTCATCAATTTTATTACTTTTTTGATCAAACTGTGTAAAATATTCCTCAATATGAGTTAATTTACTACTTAAATTACTTAATTCTTCATCATAATATTTTATTTCTGGTATTTCTGGTATCTCTTTCCTTAAATCATTAACAAGGCGTATCAGTTCTGACCATTCTGGTGCAGTCTCTGATAAAACAGGGTCAATATTCTCTATCTCTTCAACTAAAACTTCTTCTTTGGGCGATTCTGTAATATAATCTTCTACTGACGGAAGTTCCTTTTCATCTATAAAATCTTTATAAGAGGGTAAATTATTTTCCTCTACTATATCATTTATTGACGGCAGGTCTTCGTTAGACATTCTATTAGTGTAGTACTTTGGGATTTCTCTCCCTGAGAAACTATTTATCTGTCTGACTTGCTTGCTTTAACATTTTTTGAAGGTCCGCTGTAGAACCGACAAATAGGGCATTATTGACTGTAGTGGGTCCTTTTTGATCTTTTTCCTCACTAACATCTTTCAGTTTCTTCTGAAGATCCATCAACTTATCAGTGGCATCGGAAACGTTTTTAATAAGTTGACCTGCTACTTCATATGCTCTTGGCATCTCACTTTCTTGAGCAAGTTCAAGAATGCCATTGATTGCTTCTTGTCCTTTTTCTATTATTGAATAAAGATTTCCTCTAGTATATTCATAATCTTTATTGATGTCTTCAGTTGATGATTTGATTTTTTCAATTTTATTATCAACTTTTGTTTTATCTATTTGAACATCTGAAACTTCAACGTCAAATGCCTCATCCAAACCGTCATATTTTTTAGTCATAATAGTAATTAACTAAATCCTCCATCAAATCCAAAGTTATCTCCAACTTCAATGAATGAAGCATCTGCTTTAGTGATATTATAGATAGCAGAACCTAAAACGTGCTGCTGAATCGGAGTCTTATCTTGTGCTCTTCTAACTGTTAACTTATTATCAATTATATTGTCAACGTACATTTGCTCTTCGCCCATGTAGATATATGTTTTCTTGGTAAACTTAGTACCATCTGAAACTTCAATCACGGTGTCTTCAAAATCAATGTTTGCTGTTAACTGAGCAACTTCACTTCCATTGTAATCTTTTAGTGCTCTTGGTTCTACAGTGTAAGTAACATCTCTTTCGTACTGAGTTTTTCCTTTTGTTCTTGTTCCTGCAATATATCCAACAGAAACTTTTTCAACAATAGAAGAACTAATATCTGTAAGTGGTCCGTAAAGATAGGTCTTTGCTGTAAATCTAAAAGTATAAACTAATGCTCTTCTTGTATCAAAGTTGCCTTCATAATCATCTTCCATTGATACATTATCAAGCACAACTGGAGTATTAACTACTTCTGTTAATCCACTAAGAAGTTTAACCGGTATGGTGTACGCAGGAGTAAAATAGGGTAAAATCTGCTCAGTTATTTGCAGCATATCATCATTTAGTTTCGTCATTACAGACAATTCAAAAACCATATTATATGGTACTGGCATATATGCTTTTTTAGTTTGCTCTCCGTTATCACCAGTTATAACAAACGTTTGAGATTTTGATACTTTTCTTTCGGGATCATAAGTCAAATCAATAAACTCAAAAGACATTCTAGGCAATGTCATTTGAACAGGAGTATTCAAATCTGGAGTCTGTTCTAATCTTGCTAAGAACTTTTGTGTAGGTCCATAAGCAAGAGGAACTTTGACGACACTCCAAGTCTCATCATTTCCGTCTTTGTGTTTAATCTCGATACCGTTAAACAGAGAACCAAATGAAATGATTGTAGATCTTAGAATTTCGTTGTAGAAATACTCAAACATGATCTTTAAAGAATATACTTCTATTTAACAGTTTTATGTCTAAGGCATTCCAAAAGGATTATTCTCACTAAAATCAATAACTAGACTTGCTTCTCTTTGAATATTATCATTATCTGCGAATGGAGTAACCTCGTCGTAAATACCTACCGTTCTGATAACACCAACCGCAGAAGATTCTGAACCAGTGATCGTTTCGCCTGCCTTGAAGTCTCCACTGACTATTGAAATCTCAAGAGTATTAGCAACTGCATCATACTCTTTAACTCTGGCTGTAGTACCACTAGTTCCACCTGTAACGATTTCATTATACACAAATGATCCACTTGATGTAACTATTCCAGCGACTGGTTTTGGTAATGTAACATCTGGCGCTATAACATATTTTGCTCCACCATTTGAAATATAGATGGAAGTAACGAATCCTGCAGAACTGATAGTAGCAATGCCTGTTGCTTTTACAACTCCATTTACTTCTGTGTAATAGTTTTTCTCTGAGGTATCATTTGAAATTGTAACAACAGGAGGAGAAGTATATCCACCTCCACCAAATGTTACAGTTATACCTGTTACTATTCCACAATTTTGTATGCCTACTTCAACATTTTGAGTTGTTGTAGCAAGACCAACAGTGGAATTATTCACAACAAGAATTGAAGATCCAATGCTCGTTACAAAAGTATCTTTTGGTATAATATAAACTCTTTCATATGGACTATCATATCCAGTCTGCAGTCTTACACGGTCACCAACTACCATATTAGTGGTATTGATTCCTGTAATAACTGTTGAACCTATACCTATTGTTCCAGAAGTTATAATAGAATCAAATCTTATTGTAGAAATTCCTGTAGCAATAAATTGAGTACCTATACCACCAGGACCAGCAACTGCGACATCTGGAGTAGAAACATATCCAAATCCACTACTACCAATAGATATGGCACTAATAGTACCAGCAATAGAAACAGTAGCAGTTGCTGTTGCTGTAATCGGTTGAGGATTTGAAAAACTAATCGTTGGTTGTACTGTATATCCTGCCCCAATAGTTGCTCCAGTTCCGACACACCATAATTTAGTTTCTGTATTGAATCCAACTGCTGTGACAATTCCTAAGATCGGATGAATAGTAGCAATACCAACTGCTACTTGAGACGGGGTTGCAGTTCCTGTTCCAAGTCCAATTGAAACTGTTGGTGCTGTTGAATATGCTCGACCTGTTGTAGTAAATGCAACAGAAGTTTCATCAATACTAGATCCATCAACTCCTCCGCCATTATCAATGGTAGCAACTGCTGGACTTGTTCCTGGATGAGCAATAACAATATCCGGTGCGCTTGTGTAGAATTTACCTTCTGTGGTTATAGCAACTTTTTTGACTGTGCCGCCTGCTAATGCGATTGGATCCATAATAGCAGAAGCAAGTCCAGCATTACCGCCTCCTGTTGGAGCACCAAAAGTCACCGTAGGTGCCTGTTTATAATAAACACCTCCCGTAGTTCCATATGGGAACAGATATGCAGATGCACCAATACTAATAGGTGCCTTTACTACACTGACTCCTGCTCCCACTTCTGACGCAGTATTAAGAATAGCAGTTGCTGCGGCACCAACATGTTTTGGAGTTGATATTCCAACAATTGGTGCTGTAATATATCCTCCTCCGCTATTTGCTATTGATACTGTTTGTACAGAACCTGTTGGAACAAGAATACTAGTAGCAGCAGCTCCAGCACCAGAAAGACCTCCTCCGTGGAATGTAATAATAGGTGCTACAGTATACCCACATCCAGCATTTGTTACATTTACTGAAACTATTTTTCCTGATGTTCCGTCACACCCAATATAATCATAAGTAAGTGATGCTATGCCAACTGCTGTTGTTCCTCCTGGTGCGGAAGAGAAAGCAACTCTGGGTAGTTCTGTATACCCTCTACCCATATTTGTAATTACAACAGATCCAACAGAACCAGTTATGCACAAATTTGAGGTTGCGGTTGCTTGTGTACTGACTCCTACAGCAATAAGTCTAAGAGTCTTGATATGACCAATCTGTTCAATTTCTTCGTCAATATCTTCGATTCCAGTATCAATAACTTCATCTTCATATCTGAAGAGTTCACATCTCAGTGTGTAAACATAGTTCTTCTGTAGTTGATAAAACGGTTGTTCGTGTTCTACATACTTGATTTCAAATAATCTCTCTCCCAATGGAAAATAGATTAAATCTCCTTCTTTTGGTCTAGTTGCTAGTTCAACATTAGGAAGATTTTTAATTAAAGGAGTAATATAGTCTTCAAACCTTTCTCTAGACACAACCAGAGTTAAATCATCTTTCTCTTGAATGCCGAATCGTGACAATATAGTGCCTTCTCCGCCATAACCATCATAGTTATCTACATATGCCTCAATAGGATATGCATTATCAAACTCAGATTGTATGACTTCTTTAATTACAGTAAACTTTGTAAGATATTTGCGAGGCATATAATATACCTCAATACCATACATTTTTAACTGTTCGTTGACGAGACTTTGGATTAATCCTTGTTCTCCCTTAGTTCCGTTTTGAAAAAATGGATTAAGCATAGCATCAACCGATCAAGTCTAACGGTGGAAGTTCATATGTACTCATCATTTTTTGCTTAATCTCATCGATTTCTCTTTGTCCGTCATCAAATATTTGTCTACCATTGAACTCAATGCCTCCAGGAAGTTTTACACCCTGGAACTTCATCAGATTTTGACCCCATTGTCTTTTGATAAGAGATGTTAGATATGGTTTTATGAATGAATCATTCCAAACTCGTGAATAATCGTTACCATCCAATACTGACCAGCAATCTAAAACTAGAAACTCTCCTGCTTTTAATTCCGACCAATCTACGTCAAGATACATTCTATCTTGTCTTTGATTGAATCTAATTTGCTTATGAGTATTAAGTAAAAAGTTTATTGTTTCCAAATAACTCATAGTCATTGAGTAGGAGGTAAGGTCATATCCCGTTGCTCCTGACCCTTGAAGTCCCGCTATATCACTTAACATCAACTGATATTTAATGTTAAACATTCCAGAAGATAACCCTTCATTATATTGAAATACTTTATTGATTCCAATAATTGATGGAGGAATTGCTATATAATTGCTATTTTCGTAATATGCAAATGTAGTATTAGATCCAGCAATATTTGCAGTTGCTGTAATACTAGTTATTCCTGATGTTCCACCATCGCCTGCAGGTGCTCCTGGAGGTCTAGCCTTTCCTCTATTAACATCTGCGTCAGTTACTTGATACTTTAAATATGTTTGACTTACCCCATCAAAGTGTCTTTCTTGGAAAAACTGAACAGCATCATCAACTAAATCCTGCAGTTGCTCCTCAGCAACATTAATCTCAACAACCGGAGCACCCAGTTGTCTTAAACAATAATCAATTAATTCTTGCCTAGTTGACGGTTTTGCCATTATTATAAGACAGTTCTTTTTTATTATTTAGTTAGACCGTAGAAATTCCAGAATACACATTGATATTACCTCTGGCAATGCTATAAGTGCTACTTCCTATAGAAGCAAAGATATCATACTCATATCTTCCACCTTTTATTTGTCTATTAAGAGTGTCAGATAGCGTAATCTTAAATTCTCCCGCACTAGCACTTGTAATTGATTCTGTAAAGTTTGCCACCACATCCATTGATGCTGCTTGACCAGTGGATTTCATCATTCTTGAATGCATCGTATGGGAAGTCAAATTATAGTTTGACCTATCATTATTCAAAATCTTAAATGTCTCTTCAAAATCAACACCAGTATACATTGTAAGGTTTACCCCATAAGGAGTTCTTACTGAAGGATCAAAGGTAATTGTATTATTTGCCATTTGCTATTACTTGGAGAAGAGTTTTGATATCACTTAGATCATTTTGTAAATTATCCACTTTTTGTTCAAGATTATCAACTCTCTCCTTTTCAGAAGAGAGTCTATTTCTTGCATTTATATAGTTTTCATAATCAGTTTTATTTCGATTCACAATAGCACCGGTGGTGTTATCTCTAAAAAAACCATCCTTTCCTTCAATTGGTACTAATGCCATATCAAACTACCGCAACACATCTAAGATTTCTAAACTGAGGAACAATTGCTTGATTGGTAGATGTTCCTATTATTTTGATCCTAAACATATTAAAGGGAGTTAGATTATCAATAGTAAACTTATACTCTTTAAAGTAATTCAATGATGGATACTGAGTGTAAACATCCGATGGTGGGACATATACATCTGGTTTTCCATCAGCATTGAATGGTTGAAGAACCGTTCCAAATTCACTCTGATTATTAATACCAGGGAAAGGAGTAAATACACATTCTGTGGCAGGAAGATCCTGATCAAGAGCATAGAACATTCTGATGTCATTGAACGTTGAAACATATCCATCAATGAATATTCTCAAGGAAGATGCTGGATTCTCCAAACTAATATTTCTAGTCACATACATCAAACTAGTTGGGTCACCTAAGATTCCCTTTGCTTTGCTGTCTGTAGCATAGTTTGTGATAGGTTGATTTGCTCTATTGGAAACAAACACAACAGCGGCATGATCAAGATCAATAGCAGGAGATAATCTATTATCAACGGTTAACATATTAGTATTCAAAGTCATTGACTTATTATATGGGAGACCGTTAAGATAACTTCTTTCATTAGTTGAAGAAACAACCATTCTTTGATTGTCAAAGTAATTCTTCTCATTAAGAGAAACTTCTTGATATCCCTTATCCAGGAAGGAGATTTCAGTTCCACTAACGGATGTTTCAGTGACAGTTCTCATCTGAGAACTAATAGAAGTTCCATTAGGTGAAACTGTTCTCAGTTTAGGAATAACGATTGAATAAGGAAGATTATATGTTCCTTTAACTTTAGTTCCTCCACCAGTTTTACTAGTAACAAAATATCGAGAACCTAAAGTAGGAGAAGTAGAACTTCTATCCGTTCCATCAGCAGACATATTGACCTTGATGTTATAGTGATCAAGTCCAATAGCATCATCAACAGTCACATCTGCAAATTGATGTTCTTTATTGATTCTTAGCAAAGAAACGCCACCAAATTCATATCTGTAGACCAGTTCATTTATATTATGAGTAGCAGCAATAGTATTATCAACTGACCTACTTGAAATTCCTACCAAAGAATTACCAGCAGTTCCAGTGTATGATATAATCTCACTACCAATCTTCACATATCCAGGATTGTTAACACTAATAGGAAGACCTTCAAAATCTGCTAAGTTAGCGGTTGATCCAACAGAAATGGCACCTGTATCTGCCTTAGTATATTGAGCAGAAAGTGCTGTTGGAGTAATATCGGAACCAACTTCCTTGAGAAGAACTCTATTGGTATTTGAATACATTCCATGATTTCTCTGGAACACTTTCAAATGAAGTCCATCATTCCTTACAGTAACTGGTGCGTCAGGAACCAAACTTCCACCTACACCTACATTCACATCTGAGGTGATTCCTGCAGATGTAGTATATTGTAAGTAGTTATTTGCAGTAAACTTAACTTCGCCTTGAACTTTACTGAGTTCAAGTTCATTAAATCCAAGCAATGTATTAACAGACAATTTCATGTCTCTTCCTGGCAAGAAAGCATTACTACCAGTGGTTAATGGTGTCAGAACATCACCAACATTGTATCCACTGCCGCCCGTATTGATAGTCGCAGCAATAGCAACTCCATTGTTGATTGTAATGTTAGCAGTTGCATTTACACCTTGACCAGTAAACGCTGTTAACGCAATCCCAGTATGAGTAAACTGAGATGCTGCAGGAGTATATCCTATTCCTGGATTAGAAAGTCCAAGATTTCCAGTTGAGGAACCAGCAAGACCTACTAATACTCCTCTAAAGTTAGATGAAGTTTGAGTGATTATATCTCCAATAGATAATTCCCTCCCAGCAACAACTCCTGTATTATTAACAGTTGTTCCGATTCCAACGCTAATTGTTCTAGGAGTAATCGAAATACCATTCCTAGTGATTTTTTCAAGTTGCTGAGGAAGTTCTGGATTAAAGAACTGAACAACACCTTGAGATACGAACTGGCAGCGATAAAGAACAAATTTAAGGTCTTCATACTGACTTGGTGTCCATACTGAAGCATTCTGAGATTTGAACAAAGAACCCAAGAGAGGTTGCTGAGTAACAAGAATCTGTCCTGCTTCTTGGGCAGCAGTTGTTATATCTGCTTCGCCAAATCGTGAAATCCATACGTTGTAATCAGTAACATCTGCCTTAACAACTATTGCATATTCTGTATTGCCGTTCAAATATACTGGAGAGTTAAAAGTAAATGTAGTTGGAACAGAACCATCTTCAGATATCTCAACAAATTTTGGATCTAAAGTTACCTCAGAGAATGGGAGAACGATATTAGTTGGAGTACCAAGTCTAGTCTCACGAATCTGAATAGTTACAGGGAAATCTGTTGCCTTAGATTGGAAGAATAAATCAATCTTGGAAAGATATATGCCAGTAAGATCATCAACAAAGAATGTTTGAGCAAGAGGATCTCCACGCCATGGTGGACGTGGTGGTGCTGGTGGTGGTGGGGGAGGTGGTATTCTAACAACGTTAATATCTTGTATAATATTAACTTCTGTGGACTCACCGACTAATTGTCTTGTTTCTGGTTGAATATCATCATTAGTTGCAACTCTAGCATTTCTCAGCGAGAGAGTTACTTCTTGAGTATTATCAAGATCTCCTTGAGAATAGAATATTTCTTGAGCACTAGTAGAAAGTGCTCCTTTAACTCTACTGTTAATTGAACTACTTGTTAGTCTAAACTCTGACCTTCCGGTGTCGAAAGTTGGATTAGAGACGCTAGATGGGTCAGGAACACGGTAAGAACCAATCAAAGTACCAACTCGGTCTGTGATGAGTCTAACAGAGGTTATAGTCGCTTCTGCACCACTTGTACGTCCTCTTAAAACCATTCCTGATTGAATGTATCCAAAGAACTGTGAGAACTCTTCGGACTGCAGACTATCAGTATCAACATTTATAATAGTAGATGCGCCAGTATATGCAGTTGGTAAACTAGTTGCTCTGGTGTATGGATTGCTATCATAAATGTCAGAAGGTTCAGTGATACTTCCATACTTATGATTTGCAGCTGCTGCTCTGAAAACAATCTCAGGTAGAGAAGAACTACCTATTTGTTGAGTAGTAACGCTACCTGGCATTGTACCATTAATAGTTTCCCCTACAGTAAACGTACCTGAAGTCATTGTGACTTCTATGAGTTTAGGGACTGTAAATCTACTTATTGCTACACCGTCAAAGTAAGAATATACTTGTGTAAATGGTTTCATTGCCTTAGCAGTGAACTTAATATTACGAGATCTCATTGTATGAGTGATCTCTCTGTTTACGACTCTATCACCAAGACTTTCAGTATTAATTACTTCTTGGATAGACTGTTGTGAACCAGTTCTTGTTTGCTCAAGTGAAACAGATCCATTGATAACTGTACTTTGAACTGTAGTTCTTCCAGTATCAATTCTTCCAGCACCAATTCCTTGTCCGGCAAGAATTGCGCCAGCACTAGTCCCATTCCTTTGAGCAGATTGAGCGAGTGACTCATTTCTATTTGTTGCACTTAGATCAAGTTGAGCACCAACAGTTTCCCAAGAGTCCCAAACAATAGGAGCAACGCCAATTCTTGAACCATCTTCAGCAGTTTCAACTTCTGCGCCAATCACATCAGCAAGTCCTTGGAAAGATCCTTCCATAAGAACATCGCGTATCTGCATTGTGTTTGTATCAATCCAAACATCAACAGATGGTTCTAAATCTATATTGCCTTGATAGAAATTAATTAGGAATGGAGTAACATTTTCAAGTCTTGTAGCAAATGGTTGTTCCAACCAGACATTATTAGCATAATCAAGAGTAACAATATTACCTGTTCTTCGTACTCCGGCACCTAATAAAGTATTACCAATTCCAACTTGAAGATTTACAGCATTAGAGTAGTGAGGTGGTCTAAGAATTTTTCTCTTTGTATCAATAGAGTTTTTAATTCCAATTGTAAGATCTTGCGGAAGTGTAGAGCTAAAGTTATCTACAAAAATTCCAGACTTAAATCTATTAAGTCCATTAATATCTGGAACAAATGTATTCAGAGTTGATTGCTCAAGCAAATTCAATGAGCTATAATATTCAAGATTTTTAACTCTTTGTTCAATTTTAGAAATATCAACCATTTGATATCTCTTATGGTCAATAAATGTTACTTTTGCGTCATTTGTATTATAAAGATATGGAGGTAAAAATACATTACCAACATTCATCCCATCTGTTACAGATAAAGGAAGTTGGGGAATATCATCTGGAGCACCATTCTTAACTGAGAATGATCCATTTTTATCAATATAAATTCTATCTGCCCTAGCAAGATAATAGTTATATCCTAAAGTAATAGATTCATCCGATGCAATAACGTTTTTTGAACTATGCTGACCACCGTTGAAGTTTCTACCAAAGAATTCAAGTGGTGATCTTGATCCAGGTGTTACAGCGTAGTTTGTAACTCTAGGTCTTCCATCAATAATATCTGTAACTCTACTGTTTCCAACGGATGGAATTTCAGTGGAGTAATCAAAAGAATTGTAAGAATCAACAGTAGTAACATCTCCAGTATCAGAACTAGCGTAATAAGCATTTGAGAAATAAACTCTCAACTTAGAGGCAGCTTCGGGAACATTTTCTTTTCTTATAATTCTTGAGAAATCATAGAATGAAGATCTTTGACCTCTAGCAAGATAATAATCTCTAGTTACGTTTTGAGATCCAAGTTCAATGTTTGAAGCATTTCCAGAAACAGTTGATTGCGAGAATGATAGTGGTTCTCCTACTTCAAATACTATATCATTTAAGTAAACAAAACTAATAGTGGTATCGTTTTTCCTTTGAATATACCTTGCTTTAGCACCTGAGGTTCCTCCAGAGAATGTTTCCCCAAGAATCAAATCATTTGTGGTCGCTGAAGGACCATTCATGTTAGCAACAGCAAGATTAGGAGATTCTGGATCTTCTGTTGTTCCTGATTGGAATATGCCATATACATCAATTACATCAGGCACATTTAACGAAATGATATTATCTTGAACTCTTGTTCCAAAAGGATAATTTCCATATGTCAATCCATCTTGTAAAGTAGCAGTTCCAACTCCAGAAGCACTATTTTTTGATTTATTGATAATAATATTATTAGTTGAGTTCTTTAACTTCGTTTTAGATGTTATATTAGATTTACGAGTGGATGTGATAAGAGTTGCATCAGGATCTGCACTACTTAAACCTTGTAGTTGAAGTTGAGTATTTCCCTGAGAGAATATAAACTTATCAGCAGTAAGGATTTCAGTTCCACCATCTGACCTTAACAGTGAATATCTTTCCTCATCAAATGCTAAAAATACCTCTTTGGCGGGATCACCTACGGAAACTACTTGAGAAAGTCCATTAGCGTCAATATTGATTGATGTATTGTTTCTAATTACAATATTACTCCCACTTAGATCTACTGATTCAATATTTTCTTTAGGAAGTACACTGTAGATTGAATCATTACTTGAAAGATTTCCAGTTCCTTGTGAACTTTGTAATCTAGAAGCAACTACCGAAATATTAGTAAGGTTTGTAGCAGATGTTGGAGGAGATCCTTCACAAATACCAGTTACCGTGGTTACTCCAGTAACAGTAGCAGTTTTTCCATTAATCCCAGTTACTCTTAAGATGGTAGGATCAGCATTATCAGCAATTGTATATTTAATTAAATTACCTGTGGTAACAACTCCAATAAAACCACCGGCAGCAAGTTCAGGAGCAGATATTGTAGAAATACCAGCATTATCTCTTGCAGAAATAGACCCAATACCTATTGAAATTATATTTCTTTGAATTGTATCTGCATTAAATGTATTTGCTGTCCCAACAATACTATAAACTGACTTTACATCAGCAATTGAGTGCTTTTTAACTCCAGTAACAAATCTAGAAGTGTCTAAAACTCCATTAAAACTTAATCTTTCTCCAAAAACAAAATCACCTTGTTGACTGTAAGCAGTTAATGCTGTTCCTGCACTTACATTGTATCTTAAGAATGCAGAGGCACCACTTTGTTCTCCTTGAAGATGAACAGGAGATGATAAAGTAGTAATTACATTAACATCCAGTGTAGTGTATGTTTGTACATCAAATAGTGATAAATCCCAAATATTTACTTGAGGTGTTGTGGTATTATAACTTCCTGATTCTAAAGCAAAATCATAAATTCTAGCAAGTCCTATTTCTGCTCCAGCAGCTGCTGTAGAAGATGAACCTACTCTTTGATCTCTAAGACTTACTGTAGTTGAAGTATCAAATCCAATAATTGGTGATCCAGAAACATTATTTACTTCAATAGTAGGACCAAAAGCAAAATTAACTGCTTGATTTTCTAAAAGTCTTGTATCTCGGGGTTTTCTAACATCAATAAGTGATGGAGATCTTATATCTACTTCGTAACCTTTAACATATGCTTTACCTGGAGATACTTTATATACCAACAAGTCATCGGATGGTACATTACCACCAACTGTAATTTGTCCTGGTTCGTAAACTCCTCTATTTCCTTCTTGATTATTTAAACTTTCCTTTACAGAAGTTACAAATTCATTAATATAATAATTTCCAGATTCCTCAAAAGTTCTTTTTGCTAATTCATCTCCTAAAAGATTATATTTGGTGTCATCAATTTTTGTTCTTAATAATCCTCTTTGAACTTCTGCAAGTTGAACAAAATTCTCATCATTAAAATCATCCGAGTCCTTTTTAACTAAGGTGCAAGAAATCTTTAATCTATCTGCACCGGGTGCAGTATAGTTATTAAATCCTTGGGCATTATCTGTAAGTTGAGGATCAATATCTGATGAAATAAGTTCCTCATTAATTAAAAGACCAATCCTATAACTAGGTTGAGTTCCATATTGGTCAAGAATCAATAATTGACTCTGAACAGTTACAAAATTGCCCCTAATAAAAAATACCCCCTCACTGACAACAAATGCCGATCCTGTTTGTGAAGCATCTTCAACAATAGTATTAGCAAAACCTTCTCCAGCACTTATGAAGGTAGTTGCATACGAAATACCTTCATTTACTGTAAGAACTTCATTATCAAAAAATGTTTCAGTGCTATTATCTGTGCTTGACTCTAAGTAATTTACATAAAGAGTAAAGTTTCCATTTTGGGATTCAGAATCAGTAACATAAGTTACAACTTCAGCAGTAATACCTGAAGATTGTCCAGTAATCTTCTTTCCTAATAACTGATCAAGATAGATTTGTACAGGAACACCAAGAAACTCTTGTTGAATCTGCACCCCATAGAATAAATCATTGTAATTTAAGTTACCAGGAATTACAACACTTCCTTCTTTATATAAATTATTACCAACGCTTTCAATCTGATTCTGAAGAATAGATTGAAGATTATTTAACTCTCTAGCCTGAACTGGGTATGCAGGTTTGAAAAGTACTTTATAATAGTTGCTACGAGGGTCAAAGTCGTCAAAGTAGGGAGCAACGTTGAGGTTAGTTTCCTGGGGCATAATTCTTTAGAACTGCAAGATAATCTTTACGTCTTCTTTCTGTGAGGATGACCTGGTTACAGAGGGTCTATTATCAACGTGAATAATATTTCCTGAGTATTTTTTAGACTCTGGTTGAGCAACGCCCTTCACAAAACTTTGACCTAGAAAGTAGGTACGACTATTTATTACAGTACTTATACCGGGACTTCCAATAGATCCAAAAGAGGTATCAATACCCAAAGTAACAGATCCTCCGATAATATTAATATTTCCCCCTGCTGCAGGGTCATTTGTAAACCTCAAGGATTCAAACCCGTAAATAGGACCTGAATTTTGAGTTCCATCAGAGTTAAATCCAGAGTTTGTTCTATCCTGCCAGTACTTAAGAACTCCTGTAGATTGATCATAAGATATAACTCTACCAACTGAAGTAGAACCAACTCCTACTTTTTGTGTGATAGTACTATCTGGCGTAAAAATAGCACTTTGATATTCGTCACCATCGCTGGTAAGTTTAAGAGCATATACTGCACTTGCCTTATCTGTGGTCAATATGGTGCTTGAGTCATTATTAAGAGGATTAGCGATTAATCCAACTCTTGCAAACTCATTGCCGGTAATAAAGTCAGGATTCTCAGTATCATTTTCAAACCTAGCATAGGTTAGAACATTAAATGCTCCTAACTCTCTGTAAATATCAGCACCATGCCCTCCATTTGGTGGAATAATAACATTAAAGATTGGTGCTGTTGATCCTGTAGGTACACCACCAGTTTTAAGGTCTAAAGTACCAAAAGTATAGTTTGATCCACCGTTTGAAACATTAACTGATTCAATTTTTGAATCATTATTAATGATGACAGTTGCCTCAGCACCTCTACCATCGCCATTAATAGGGACTCTAGTGTATGTTCTAGCAGTTCCAAGACCAACACCACGATTTCTAATTGTAATAACTTTTAGTTGTCCGCTTGTAGAAGCATTCTGTCGTACAGGAGCAGCGTCAGTATCAGTATCCCAATTACTTGGAACAGGAATATAATTTGTTGATTCAAACTTGATTGCTTGACTTGGTTTAATAGTGTAAAGATATTTCCAAACATATCCATCGCCACTACTGCCAGCAGCTCTTGGTTCTAAATCTGTAAAAGTAGGTTCATCTAATGACGGACCTCCTTGGAAAGCATTTTCTGGAGTTGCGTTATTATAAAGACAAATATAAACTCTAAAATCTGAGTTCATTACATAATAATTTCCATCATATATGTCAAAAGAACCAGATGGTTGTGATGGATTACTTCTGGTTACGTCATTTCTCCACATATCATACGTGGTTCCCGTTGCCCACGTAGTCTTTCTAATGACTTGACTAACATCACTTGATGTGATCTTTTTCATAGCGATCATTGTATCCCAATAATCGTTAGATTCATTCAAACTATCTTTAGGAGACGGGGGATTTGTATTCCACGTAGATTGATAGTCACCCGCATTAGGCAAACCAATAAAGGTATAATAAGAATTTGAAGTGGATTGTATACCAGCAACAAAGTTCTTAGCATTCAAAATACGAAGTTGGTCAGTAATTATAGCTGCCATTTTTAGAGAACTTTTTGTTATTTATCTTATATTTCAAGTATTTATTACACATAATTATTGAATCTGAGAGCATCTCTTCTAGTGACCAGTGCAGAAGTAGAAATGCCACCATATCCATTTTCATTATAAGAACTGAATGTGGTAGAAATACTACTTCTACTCACGTTAATTTTACCCCAACTAAATGATCCAAAACTAGTTGTTCCATATGAAACAGTGCTTATAGATCCTACATTAGTTATTAATCTTCTAATAGTAGTTGTTCCAACTCCAACCACATTTGTTTGTATGGTTGAGGCAGAGTAAACCTGGAATACACCATCCATAAATGATGTGGTGATTCCCAAAGTAGTTCCGTCATTATAAAGACTTGTGAGAGCAGACCCCACTGCAGGAGAAATATTAGAGTTAAATACTGTGAAGTATTCTCCAGTTGAAATTCCACTTACAGTTACTGCAGTTCCTACAATATTGGGATTTCTCATATCAGAGTTAACTGGAATATAGAAATCAAATCTAAGTTGATTAAATGATCCACTAGTTGTTGTGCCAAATCCAACTATATTGCCGTAATCTCCATTATAACTGGAGACTGGCATAACTTCTTTTACTAAAATAGGTTCTTCAATAATTACAGAAGGTGGATTAGTATATGTATATCCAGAACCAATGGTATTCACAGATACAGTTGCTAGTTTGCCTGATGTTATAGATCCAACTCCAGATGCTCTATGAGTATTACCAAGACCAATTGGAGGGGCAACACTAATCGCAATTGTAGATAACCCAACATAACCTTGTCCAGAGTTAGTAATAACAAAAGATGATATCGTTCCAGCAATGCTTACTACTGCTGTTACAGATGCTCCAACTAAAACATCTTGGGTATTAACTACAATTGAGTTTTGGAAACCTCTTATATTGGACTCATTTCTAGAGTCAAATAATGGTCTAACGGTATCAACATATACAATAGTGGTGCTAATGCTTAATGATTGCGTCAGATATGCTGCTGGGAAAATAGATGGTTCATATGCCAGTCTATCTTTG